CTGCAAACATTGATTTGACAGGTAAAATCAAATCTTTAATCTGTGCAAATGCAGATGCAATTGGTTATATGTTTAGAAAAGGTAATAAGACCATTCTATCATTTAAAACTAGTGAAGAAGTGACTTGTGGTGCAAGACCAGAGCACTTAAGAAATGAAGAAATAGTAGTTTCTGAGATGAATGAAAAAGGTGAACTAGAGTTTCACTGGGATAAAATTTATGTGTAACAAATAAAAAAAAATAAAATGGCGTTAAGTACAGATGATTTAGGTAACGGAGGATCCGGTTTACCAAAAACGATTAGTCCAGGAAACAAAGTGTTGAAAATCAACAATGTTGAGTTAGAACAATTTAAATTTATTGACAATGCATATCATTTGATATTGCATGTTGAAACCGAACCTATTGAAGGTTTTGAAGGTTTTTCTTTAGATAAAGACAATCCTGAAAAAGGTCACTTCAAAGGTCAAATTGGTAGAGTTAAAGCAAGCCAATATGCATTTGCAGATGGTGAGACCAAAACTGGTATCAAAATACAAAGAGATAGATCAATTTTAATGTTCTTACAGAATCTTTGTAAAACAATGGGAATCAATGATTGGATGGTATCACAGCATAACAAACATGATACTATTGAAGCTTTTGTTGAAGAATTTAATAAAACTGCACCAGTTAAAGATAGATATCTTGAATTCTGTGTTGCAGGTAAAGAATATGTTGGTAGAACTGGTTATACCAATTACGATATGTGGTTACCAAAAGCAGAAAGTGGAAAGTATGCATTTGGTGAAGTAGAAGAAGGTAAAGTTATTAGATATGATGAATCTAAACATTTGAAAAAACTTGAAGTAAACAATATTGAAAGTTTTGGAGATGATGATTTGAACATGCCAAATAAGCCTTCTACTGATTTCTCTTTAGACTAATAAAGTCAGGGGGAGTCAGTGATTCCCCCTAATTTTTAAATTTTAGTATATGATTTCTACAAAAACAATAATTTCTGATTTAAATGAAGTACCTAGAGAATGGGTATTTGAGTATTATTTAAACCTCACTGAAAGACTTTGTGGTCAAAGTTTAAAAATAAAATCTGCATTTAATCCTACTGATAAAGTTCCTTCTATGTGTATATACACAGACAATAAAGGATTTTACAAGTTCAAGGATTTTTCATCTGGATTTGGTGGTGATGGTTTAAACCTAGTTATGCATTTATATAATCTAGATGGAAGAGGTAAAGCTTCTTTTAGAATCATGGCAGATTATGATGCTTACATTTCTAATAATACATACGTTGTATTAGATTATCTTCCACAAAGTAAATACACGGTATCTGATTATGAAATCAGACACTGGAATACTTTAGATCAATCATACTGGAAAGGTTTTAAATTAAGTTCTAATATATTAGAACATTATAACGTACATCCTTTAGAGTTTTACAATATGGTTAAGGAAGACGATGGTCATATTCTTGATACTGTTAATATAAAAGGTAATTTTATTTATGGCTTCTTTAGAGAAGATGGTGGTTTATACAAGATATACACACCAAAAGTAAAAGATAACAAGTTTATTAAGGTAAAAGATTATATCCAGGGTTCTGATCAACTTGAGTTTAAATCTAAGTATTTACTTATTACTTCCTCATTAAAAGACTTAATGTGTTTTGTGAAATTAGGTATAAGTGGTATTGAATGTTTGGCTCCGGACAGTGAGAACAGTGTTATTCCACAAAATTTCATGCAACCTCTCCTAGGTAAGTATCAAAAGATACTTGTACTATTTGACAATGATGAACCTGGTCTTAAATCAGCTAAAAGATATAAAGAAAAATATGGTTTTAACTATATAGTTCTTGACATGTCTAAAGATTTATCTGATTCTGTTAGAGATCATGGTGTTGAAGCTGTGAGAGATAAATTATTACCTTTGTTAAAACAATCATTATGAGTTGGATTTACAAAGGAAAAGAATTTAATGAATTTTGTATACCAGAAGGTGGTGTTGGATTTATTTACAGTATGACTGCTATCATAGATGATAAGTCAGTTGCATATATTGGTAAGAAGAACTTCTTTGCTAATATTAAAAAACCTATGGGTAAGAAAGCTTTGGCTATGTCTACAGACAAAAGATTAAAGAAATATACCCGGGAGCTCAAACCTGACTTTATGAGATATTACAGTAGTAATAAAATTCTTAAAGATGCTCACAAAGCAGGGGTTACTATCAAAAGAGAGATCTTGATGATATGTTATTCAGCAATGGAATTAACTTATCAGGAAGTAAAGCACCAGTTTAAATATGAAGTGCTTGAGAAAGAAGAATACTTAAATGCCAATATCCTTGGCAGATTTTACAAAACAAAATAATATGACAGAAAATGATATAACAGGCCTTCTTTTACAGTTGGCTGACCGTGGTGTTACTGGTATTAAAGTAAAATATGATGGTGGAGGAGACTCAGGTGCCATAGAATGGATTGGATATACAACAGAAAAGTGTGATACCCCAGAAGATGTTGGTGATCATATTAATGATTGGGAAAATGATTCAAATTTAGAACAGTTAGATTCAGCTGCTTATTCTTTAATTGAAAATTTTGCATCAGAAAAAATTCTTAATGAGTTAGAAGACTGGTGGAATAATGAAGGTGGTTTTGGAGATTTATGTATATGTATTCCTTCAGGAAAATATTTTGTTAATAATTATGTAAGAGTTACTGAAACTGAAGATTACTTTCATGAAGGTAATTTAATTAATCAAAGTTTAAACTAAAAAAATATGGAAGATTTTGAAAATTGGTTAGAAGATTTGGAGATTCAAACACTTACAGATGAATTAAAAGAAGTAATACTTAAAAAAGTAGAAAATATACAAGAAGATTCTTATGGTGAAGGATATGGTGATGCTAAACATGAAATTATTAATCATATAACATATGAAATGTAATGGCACATCCATGGGAACATGCAAAATCTTCTGCTAGAAAGTGGGGAGGTTTTCCAAAAGATTACATAGACATTCATAATTGGTTTGATGAAACTAAAGCTTGGATAGGTCATTCTAAACACAGAATGTTCCGTCACCACAGTGAAGGAATATTTGAATGTGAAAAGAAGTTTGGACCAAGTTTTGAAAATTCAGATGGTAAAAAAGTATATACAAGATATGTTGGAGAACAACATGTCAAAGAAGACTGCAATGGATATATTCCAAGTGCAAAAGAATGGGTGGATAATATAAACAAACCTACAGAGTGGATGATTAAAACTTTAAAAATAGAAGACTAATGACAGAAGAAGAAAAAGTAAAAGAAATCAAAGAAAAAATAGAAGCTTTAGTTAATGAAGGTATAAAACTTTTAGAAAGTAATTATGATATGGATGATACTAAAAATGATAATCCTGCATACCTTACTATGGTGTATTTAAATAGTGCCTTATGGGAACTAGATTCTTTAGATGAAGAAAATTTGAAAATAGAAGACTGATATGATTTTTGATAAAGTAGAAACAAAGAATTTGTTGAACATGCTACGTTCTTCAGATACTGAAAATGCTGCCCTAGCATTTGAAGCTCTTAAAGGAGTTGACATTAAAAAATATTTAGGGGAATTAATTGTATTATATAAGTTTGGTAAACAAACTATTCAGGCATGGGATGCTAACTGTTATAATTGTTCTATAGCAATTACAACTGCTTTAAATCCGTATACTAAAGAATATGGTGCTGAATTAAGTACAGGATCTTGTTTGTCAGCTATGACTAGCAATAAATCAAGTAATCAAGCTATTGAACTTTTTATGGAGTTATTTACAGATAGTATGATTGGTTTCCTAGGTCAGATGGGTTATCCTGCTGACAAATTTGAAATTAATATAAAACTAAAGGATGGACAAAGCACAAACTCTTAGTAAAACAGCTAAAGATTTGATGTTGAAAGAGCCCTATTACGGGTTTTTTCTCATTATGTTGAATAAGCTATGGAATAAAAGAATACCTACTGCAGGTGTTAGTAAGAATGGTATCAATTATCAGTTAGTGATAAATGAACAGTTCTGGGAAAGTTTAACTGAATTAGAAAGATTAGGCTTACTCAAACATGAATTATTACATATTGCATTTGGTCATCTTACTACTGTATTTAAGTTCAGTGATAGAAGATTAGCTAATGTTGCTATGGATATGGAAATTAATCAGTATATTGATGCTTCCTGGCTTCCAGGTGGTAGCTTAAGTTCTGATGAATTTAAACAACTTAAAGAATCTGTTATAGCTGAATTAGAAACAGCTAAAGGGAATGATGCAACTCCTGAAGATCTTCTTGCTATTAGTAAGAAAATTCCTTCAAGAGGTATCATGATTGATGACTATGCTGAACTGAATTTAGATAGAAAAGCAGGAGCTAGATACTATTATGATAAACTTAAAGAAGCAAAAGATAAGAAAGATCAGACTGGTACAAGTGGTTCTGAAGCCTTTGATAATCTTTGTGATCAAATGGATGCTGGTGACGGTGCTGATCTTCCTGACCATAGTACTTGGGATGAGTTTGAAAATCTTAGTGAAGCTGAACAAAAATTAATTGATAAACAATTACAAAAAGTTCTATCAGATGCCAAGGAACAGACTGTTAAGAAAAGAGGAAATGTACCTGGTGAAATTGAAGGAGTAATTGTAATAGAGGAAATAGTTCCACCTAAATTTGATTGGCGTGGATATATTAGAAGATTCACAGGAATCAGTACAAAAGTCTATACTAAAAAGATTAGACGAAAAGAAAATAGAAGATTTGATGCAAATCCAGGACTGAAAGTAAAAATGAGACAACATATGTTGTTGGCAATTGATACTTCCGGTTCTGTAAGTGATTCTGAATTAAAAGAGTTTATGTCTGAAATGCATCATATTTTTAAATGTGGTGTGGATATAACTATTATTCAGTGTGACACAATGATTAGATCTATTGAAGTTTACAAAGGTAAACATGAATTATCTGTACAAGGAAGAGGAGGAACAGA